CATGGATGAGGTGTGGTTGTGGGCAGTTAATAATGACACAGTTGCTGAGCGAACTATAACACCTGAATTCGGTGGTGTCACTGATCCAGATGACCACATAGAATGCACACTATACTTACAAGACGGACTTATATTAGTAGCTCCTGGCATACCTCTACGAAACACTCTGGTAGTAAGGGCTTTTGGGAGCGCTGCTAACTTACTAACCGTATTTGGCTATGTTAACAGAATAACTTTCTAGGAGTATTAATCAAATGGTAGCTATAGTGCAAGGTGAGCCTGGGACTGGAAGATCTATGGATTTCTCTACAACTGACCACGGATATGAGTATCCTGGTGGTCTTGATCTGAAGCCAGGTAGTGAGTTCCATACAGAGCTGAGAGACAAAATCTGGCGCAGGGCTAATGAGTCTCACACTGAAATGAGCAATAGGTTTAACAGTTGGAATGAAGTAGATAGACTACTAACTACTTACATCCCACTTAAGGATAAAGAAATAGAAATAAAAGAGAAAGATTCTACTAAACCTGTCTCAGTTGTATTCCCCTACACTTACTCAATGTTAGAGGCTCTCCTAACATATTTATCTCTAGCGTTTTTTCAAGACCCTATATTTCAATACGAGGGTTACACAAGTGAAGATACAAAAGGTGCTATGTTACTTGAGTTAGTAATAAAACTTCACTGTATAAAAGCAAAGGTTCCTCTTGCAATTCACACAGTCCTTCGTGACTGTCTCGCTTATGGTATAGGTGTTGGTGCTCCTAGTTGGGAAGTTAGGATGGGAAAAAGGTTTATAAAATCTACATCCACAATCCAAGGTGATCTTACTGGTGAGCAAATAACTAATGAAAAGCATATGGTAGAGGATATTGTATTTGAGGGTAATAGACTAGACAACATTGATCCTTATCTATGGCTCCCTGATACAAGTGTTAGTGTTGACAAGATACAATCTGGAGAATATGTTGGGTGGGTTGTTAAAGATAATATAATAAATCTACTATCTGATGAGAGTCTTAGCGAAGGCAGGATGTTTAATGTTAAGTATCTAAAGGAATACAAGGGCTATAGATCATCTCTCTCAGAAGACAAATCTGACCGCCACAGAAAAACTGGTGGTAGTTCCACTCCTGTTGATTCGTCTGTAACAAATCCAGTTGATATAATCTATATGTATGTCAACTTAGTTCCAAAAGATTGGAAATTAGGTAAAGGTGAGGTTCCTGAGAAGTGGTTGTTTGCGCTTGGTGCTGACCAGGTTATAATACAAGCTATGAAGTCAGAACATGCTCATGGGATGTATCCGGTTGCTGTTGCATCTCCAGAATTCGATGGCTATAGTGCTACTCCGATAAGTAGACTAGAAATTCTCTACGGATTGCAGGGTGTGTTAGATTGGATGTTCAACTCGCACGTCGCCAACGTCCGCAAGTCTCTAAACGACATGTTTGTAGTTGACCCTTATCTCGTCAACATTAATGATATAAAAGATCCAAAACCAGGTAAACTCATCAGACTGCGCAAACCTGGTTGGGGAAAGGGTGTTGACAAAGCTGTTCAGCAACTTGCAGTAAACGACATAACTCGCCAGAACATAGGTGACTCAGCTTACATAACTGGCTGGATGGATCGTATAAGTGGGGCTGATCAATCTATGAGTGGATCACTTCGACAGTCTGGCCCTGAGCGACTAACTGGTGCTGAATTCCAAGGCACTCGTGGCAGTGCGATATCTCGTCTACAACGTCTTGCGATGATAATAAGCTACCAATTCATGCAAGACATGGGACATTTCTTCGCAGTCCATGCTCAACAATACATGACTAAGGAAACATATGTAAAGGTAGTTGGTAGAAACCAAGAAAAACTAGAAGGCATTTTTGGAGCTGGTGAAAGTGCTAAGGTAACACCATTTGACTTAGCAATAGACTATGATATTATAGTTCGTGATGGCTCGGTTCCTGGAGGTAATTTCTCTGACGCATGGATTCAACTATTTCAAATAATAGGATCATCTGAGGAACTGACTAAAGAGTTTGATATAACTCGAATATTCACACATATAGCTACTCAGCTTGGTGCAAAGAACGTAGAGGATTTTAAAAGGAATGTCAATAGAATCCAACCAACTACAATGCCAGACGAAGAAGTAATGAGAGAAGCTGAAAGAGGCAACTTAGTCCCAACAGGAGTATGATGATGAAGTCAACTAAAGATCAAATGGTAGAGTTTATAGAAAACTCGTTCGTCTGGAAGGATATAAAGCACGAGCTTAATATTTGGATAAAGGCTGCTCGTGTGGAGTATCATACCGTAGTTGGTGATGCACTAGCTGAAAATATCAGCGTTGGATCGCAGCCAAATAGAAATTCTGCTCCTAATGATAGCACTGCTAAAGTGCTAATGCGACTCGGTGATATTCACGGAAGAGTCGAAGCAATCGAACATATGCTTGCTTTACCAGATGTCTTCCTACAAATCTTAGAGGAGGAAAAAGATGGCACTTGATGCAACAAAGCCAACTGATCAAGAACTTCAGAGTGTAATACCTTGGTATATTAGAGAAGGACGCACTACTATTAATAGTATTCTTACTCTAATAGCTGGTCTTGGGCTTGGAGTTGGAACTCTTCCTGATGTTGGAGTTACAAATATCTCTGTATTACTAGGCACAACATTCCTAACAGTTGGTGCAGCGGCTGATCTTGGTGAGTTTGGTCTTGAGTCTGTTATTATAAGTGGAACTGGTGCTGCAGCGTTAACTAGTATATTACTTGGGATGAATGGACAGGTGAAGGTGTTTGTCTTTCAAGATGTAAATGTTTCTTTTGTAGATAGTAATACAAAGGCAGGTGGGACATTCTATTTAAACCAATTACCACTTGGCACTTTCACACCAGCTATAGATGATGTTCTTGCTGTTATGAACATAGGCGGTGATGGAGTAACAGTTAGTGGGTATTGGAAAGAGATTTATCGGACTCTTTCTGTGCGATAGATAATTCATTTATTAAATTAACTTAGGAGGATTTATGTCTACTTTACAAGATGAAATCGGTGCTATGATTGACGCAGGGTCAGAGTCAACCGAGCCGCCTGAACCAACAGAACCGATAGAGACTCCGGTTGTTGAGCCCAAACAGGAACCTGCACCAGAACCTACGCCAGAGCCTGAGTCTACACCTGAGTTAGAACAAACACAGGAACCCGAACCCACTACTGAACCAGAGCCTGAACCGTCTGCTGAACCAGAACCTGTTGATGAGCCTGTTGATGAGGTTACTAAATACAAGGCTGAGAATGAGGCTCTCAGAAAACAGCTTGATGAACTACATGGTAAGAAAAAGTCTACTGAGAAACCTAAACCCGAATCAGAGCCTGAACCGGCTCCTGAATCTACACCAATAGCTGATGATGTAGACTTCTTCAGTGACCAAGGAGAGGACTTCGACCCTTACGATTTAGTGCGTGATAAAGATGGACTCAACAAACTCCTTAATAAGGTCTATAAGGCAGGGATTGAAACTACACGTAATCAACTTGGTGAAAGTGTGCTGCGTAACATTCCTAACATAGTAAGGAACAATGTAGAGTTGATAACTACTCTAAGGGAAACCAGAGATGAATTCTACAAGGAAAATGAGGATCTAAAACCATTCGAGAAAAGCGTAGCAAGTGTTTTTGAGGAACTCTCATCAGAAAATCCTGACTGGACCTTAGACAAGTGTATGGAGGAGACTGGAATCGAAACTCGTAAACGTCTTGAGTTACATAAAGTAGCTCCTACAAAACCGGACCCTAAACCCAGCTTTCCACCCGCCACTAGAGGTAGATCAAGTGGCAAACAAAAACCTACTACATCTGCTCTTGAAAAAGAGATAGATGCAATGAACGCAGAATTAGAATAGGAGGATTAAATAATGGCCCTCGAGGATCAATTTAGTCAACACGACGGTCAGGTTGTCGATAAGTTTCATGCACCTAATGCAAGTTACCAGATGACAACTAGAGACTACGTCATGAGGCCCTCTGTAGTTGCGGCTGCAATCATTATTACTCTCCCGCCTGTAGCCGAAGCTAAGGGACGTTTCTACTCAATTTTCGCTCGTGCTGCGACTATGTCGCTTCCCATAACTATCACTAGCAAGGGTGATGATGAAGGGTGGGAGGGTGACATTGTTCTGTATGCAGCTGAACAGGGATGCTTGCTCTTCTCTGATGGAATGAAGTGGTGCCTTAGAACCTTCGCCGACATTGAGACTGCTGCTTCACCTCGTGGCGAATACACTCAAGCAGCGTCTGAAGCCAGGAGTGGCGAAGTTGTTGCTGGGCGCTTCCGTGGTGAGGGTCGAACCCTTCTCACTGGTGGCACACTCGCTGCCTACGGTGTCCATGCTCAAGGCATTGCCTATGGTGATCTGTTCGTCAGCGTGGTCAATGCACTATATGCAGAGGCTATTGCGAAGGACGGTTCCTCAACTGAATCAACACTCCGCGGTGCTATGATTACTGCAAACTCTGAAGGCACCCCTACACTCATAGCTAACATGTGTGGTGCTCACATCCGCACCTACACTAACGTCCAGCCCGCTGGCTGGTATCGTGGCTTACTTATCGAGCATGAGCAATACGGAGGGATTCATGCTCTCCTCGATGAGTATATTAAGATCATCGACTCAACATTCCACGCGGGTGATGTCTGTGCTACTTATGGACTCAGGATGCTGACTACTGGAACTATCACTAATGGTATCTCAATTGAAAGTCCTGTGGTCAACGGTATCAATGTAGTCGGCACAGCTGCTCTGACTAGTCTCGGCATGTATATGTCTGGAGAGTTTGATCTTGCCGGCATTAGTATCGGTCTGACTGGAACTAGGATCAGTGCTCAAGCTGGTGCGCCAATGATCGCTGTCTGGTGTGACTCTGCTTTAGCTACTGGAACCTATGACTGTGTGAAGATTGACTTTGAACAAACAGCTGCAATCCAAACTGGCTATGTTAAGGCGCTGCGAGTTCATGCTGTATCTGATGTCAAGACTCCTGGGTCTTTCAATGCTATCTATGCTAAGCTTGACTATCAAACAGATGGTTACCCTTGGGGTGACTGCGCTCCACTGAGTGCTGAACTTGTGTTACCTAACAATGCTGCTATCCCCCGTGGTCTGTTTGCTGTTCTTGAAGCTCAGATTAATGGTGGTGCTTTATCAGCGTTTGGTGGTGGTGGTCCACTTTGTTTCTTGCACTTTAATGCAGTTGGAACAACTACATTAATCGACTCTGATGCATATCTCTTTGTTCTTGATGGTGTGGCTAGTGGGGCCGCTAACCTCTGGTATGATAACCAGGGTGGTGCTCCTGCTAATGTTGAGGAGTGGATCAAAGTCAGAACACCAGCTGGTGATCGCTGGCTTGCTCTCTATAACGCGGTAGTTTAAAAACACTTCGTGGGATAGGATCCTAGGTCCGAAAGCTGGTTCCTGGCCAGTTTCCCACGATAAACTCTCAGGAAATATCTTAAGGAGATATTATGAAACTAAGTGTAATTGAGAGAATCCTACTTGGGAATATGCTCTCTGCTAAGGAAGGTAACTTTGTAACATTAAAACTTGTCAGGCAAGCTCGTGAAGGACTATCATTCACTGATGAGGAGATAGAGAAGTTGAAGTTCGCACAAGATGGTAATAGTCTTCAGTGGAACGTCGATGCTGCAGTAGAACTCAACGAGGTCGAGATTGAACTGAGTCCTACTGCAATCTCCATCGTCAAAGCTACGCTTGACAAGCTGAACGACGAAGCTAAATTAACAGAACAGCATTTCTCACTTTACGAGAAATTCATTGAGGACTATAAACCAAAACTCGTAAGTTAACTTATAACTAAACACGGAGGTAATAACAATGTTCTTAGGTATGCGTTAACTTCGGCGCATGTAAAATCGCTCAAAAACGAGGGATATCTCACTGAGACAATCTCGTGCCAACCTGATACAGGAGGTGTAACGATCATGACTAATGTAGAGGTTAGTATGGATAGAATGAGAAAAATGGCAGATAATATTTTACTATTCGACAAAAAACAGATAACTGAGGCTCTGTATTGGATGGCTTTGGGAGATGGGTCTATAGAGAAGCCTTTGAGAGGTGATTGTCTGCTTACTATATCTCACTCTATTAAAAACAGAGACTATATAATCTGGAAGGGTTTGATAGTTGGACAGGTGCTAAATGGCTCTGTTAACCCTCAGATTACTAAAGGTGGATTTGGTGGAGACTGTGAGATGTTAAGGCTTAGAACTCAACATCATCCATGGTTTACTAAGGTGTGGGAGAGAGTCTATGGTATTCTTGGAAGGAAATCTATAGATCCGCACGCTTTGGCTCTACTAGGCCCACTTGGTCTTGCTATACTATATCAAGATGATGGCAGCTATCATTATAGCTCTCATGCTGGACATAATATTATGATTCATAAGTTGTGCTTCAGCAAGTTTGAATTAGAGGCTTTTGCTAAAACTGTGGTAGATAAATTTGGTATAATATTTAGAATAAATGAGTGCAAAGGCAAAGGCTTTGGATACAGACTTAGGCTAAGGGCTAAGGACAGAGAGAAATTCTTTGACTTAGTTGAGCCTTACATAGTGCCATCTATGCTCTACAAAGTTGGAAGGGGCGACGCTCTCACGAGCGGTGAAATGATCTGAACCTTATGGCGACATGAGGAGATTAGGCGAGAGCACTAATCCACTACTGATACAGTAGGAGTAACAAACTTGGGAACAGGTGACTGGGTTGCTGGACAGCGACCAATGAACTGGAGACAAAATATCCTTTATCTTTATCCTAATGGTATGACCCCGCTGACTGCTATCATGTCCATGATGAGTTCAAAGTCAGTTGACGATCCTCAATTCCACTGGTGGACAGAGACTATGGGCTCTGTAGGTGGTGGTATAATCGGTATCTTCACCGACCCTGCTTGCACTATCCCCTATGCTGGTGGTGGAGTGCTTGGTGACACAATCTATGTCTCAATCACAGCCCTTCTTGCTAATCGCATAAGGATTGGACATCAGATTCTTCTGCGTGATGCTAGTGATTATCTGGTTGATGTGACTGGTAAGGTCACTGGTAACACTATCGCTGCTTTCGGCACGCTGGCTGTTCGCTTGCTTGAGGCTGATGATAATGCTCTACCCACTCACGACCTCCAGGACGCTGATCGCTTCTTGATCATAGGTAACATCAACCCTGAGGGTGGGCAGATGCCTGACGCAGTTGCGATGAATCCTGAGTATCAGTATAACTATACTCAGATCTTTCGCACCCCTCTATCAATCACTCGAACTGCTCGTCTGACTCGTCTTCGCACTGGCAGTGATTACCAAAAGGCGAAGCGTGAGGCCCTTGAGATGCACGGGATTGAGCAAGAGCTCGCATATCTCTGGGGTATTCGCACTCAGACAATCGGTGATAATGGTAAGCCTGAGCGAACCACTCTTGGTTTGATCAACTTCCTGCGATCGCAGGCTGCTGCCAACTGTGATGACTATAGGCTCAATGCTACCTACGTCGGTGTGCCTTGGACCACCGGTGGTGAGACTTGGCTCAAGACCATGTTTGAGCAGATCTTCCGCTATGGTGCTGAGGACAAATTGGTTCTCTGTGGCTCAGGAGCCCTACTTGGCATTGACGCTTTGGCAATGGCTGGTGGACAAGTTAATCTGCAGCCTGCTCAAAAGACCTATGGTATGCAGATTCGCACGTGGATTACTCCCTTTGGAACAGTCCACTTCAAAACCCATCCGCTGTTCTCCTATGACACCACAACTCGTAACATGATGGTAGTGTTTGAGCCCAAAACTCTAACCTACAAATACATCACTGATACCAAGTTCTTTGGTGAGTCTACTTCTGCCCAGCATCCTGAAGGTTATGGTTCTCGCAGGATTGACGGGACTGAGGAAGAGTTTCTCACTGAGGCTGGTATCGAGATGGATCACCCGATTAAGGGTGGCGTTCTCAACAGTGTTGGACTTGACGGCTAGTAACTTGTAACCTAACCTGATTAGTGGGTGGTCTGGCAGGCTTGGGATGCTTGCCAGATCATTCATTAAATGAATTATCTGCGGAGACCAACTATGAATCTATTAGAGATTCGACAACAGTTTAGGGTTATCTCAGGTCGCTACGACTTAGTCGATGATGCAGGTGTTGACCAAGGAGCTGACTTCTACATCAACGAAGGGTGTAAGTTTCTTGATGGATTAGATGAGACTCAAAAGTCCTGGGCATCATGCTTTCGATTTCTCGAAGTGGGTTTCTGGGGAGTTCAGTTTCCATACTGTAGAGCGGTTAAGGAGGTTTGGGTAGCTGATCCTGTCAATGGCAGGTGGCAGCTTGAGAAATTAAATTTACAAGATCTTGTCTCCAACTACATGACCACTCTACCAAGTTTAATAACTAACGGATCACCACTTTACTATTCACCTGGCATAACTCGTAACATACCTGAGGACACACCTATGGATGAGTTTGAGTCATTCATAGGTTTTGTAGACATACCTTACGGAGACGCACATGAGTATAACACTGTTATAATCTCACCTCCAACTGACACTAAGTGCGTTGTTATAGTTAATGGACTATTCTATTCTGCAAAGCTAATTAATGACACTGATAAAAACTACTGGAGTGAAGCGCACCCGATGCTCTTACTAATGGGAGCTATGCGCCAACTTGAGATTATGAATAGAAACACTCAAGGTGTAAATGACTGGGAGAGGTCTATCAGAACAGATGTTGCATCACTTGGCATGGACCTTGTTGAAGAACTAATAGCCGAAGCTGATCAAATGGGAGGATAGTT